GTGATCTCCTGACCATCCAAAACTAATTCAATGAGCTTTTCAATTTCAAGTCTTTGGTCATCCCGCAATAAAGCCAACTTTTCACGGATGGCATCGGTTGCAAAGGTGTCCACGTTCCATTCATTTTTTAGGCCATCACGGACCTCAATGGGAAACGCAGGGTTAGTCACAAGGTCTTTGTACATCCATTCAATCTTAGCGGCGTAATTCGTCGCTAATCGCTCAACAAGGGTGCCAGGCCTGTCACGCCTGAATCCTTGCATGTACTCATAAGCACAGCGCAGGTGATGGATGAAATCAACCAGTTGAGAAGCCCCGCGCATTACCAAAGATTATCCCAGGCCCTTTTGATTACACCGAACAATTCGTCAACGAGGGGTTGCAGTTTTTTCATTTCGTAGCATTTACAAACCGGTGATCAGTATGTTGGCACTCATAATTTGCGTAAAACATGTTTAATCCGCTTTTGCTGAATAGGGCCATGTCTATCTTGCAAACCTCGACCCGCATCATCCAAACTATGCCCTTTCCGGCTTCTTTGATGGCGTCCCAAACACCCGGCTTTTCCGCTGCCATGCCCCGCATGGACAGCATCATAAAGACAATGATTGCATACTTTTTCATGCTTTTGTTTTTTGTGGTTCAATGTTGTAATCCTTCACAAAATACGCCAAAGTGTAATTTTTCTTGGCTTTGACCGCCTCGTAGATCTTGAACTCGATGCCATCTTCCGAAAATATCCAATACACCATCGCAGGCGTCTTGCGGTCCTTGCTTTGCAGCCTTGCCCTTGCCTGCCAATAACTGACGGCCGAGAAGTCGATATTGTACATGACCAGTGCGTCGGCTGCAGACAGATTGATGCCTTCCCTGCCGCTTTGGATCTGCGTCAGATATACCTTCTCGGGTCCGGTGGCATTGAACTGCTCAGGGGTTTCCACCACCCGCCCGGCAAATACCCATTCAAGGATGCCAAGTTCTGCCTGAAACTTATAAAATATGGCAATCTTCTTCCCTATGAAAAGGTCTTTGATGGCATTAGCTTTCGACATATCAAAAGCATAGTGGTCGTGCGGCCCAATCGGTTGATCCACGATGACCGTGCCGCTGTGTAACTGATGCAGTTTTGACATCAATTTCACGGCCGTGTCGGCAATTACAGTACCTTCCTTAGTGGTCAATACCCTGTTTTTCTTCAGCCTTTCAATGCCTGTGATGGTGCTGTCTTTCATGCGCACAGTGATGATCTGTTCATCAACACCCTCGGAAAATCCTGCATCCTCCTGACTGAACTTAATGAATAGGTGTTCGCACTTTTCCATGACAGCATCACGGTCGGCTTCTTTGTAGTCCTTTACCTCGCGATTATAGAAATAACGCGATTGGATGCGCACATATTGCTTTGCCCAGGAATAAAAACTTGCCTCAGGGAATGGGCTATTCCATGACACCCAAAACTGATGAAATAACTGGCTGTAACTCTCGGGTGTGGGCGTGCCGGAAAGCAATATTAGGTTCTTATGTCCAACTAATTTCCTGACCATCCTTGCCCTCTCGGATGGTTGTGGGAAGGCTCCAAGGCTGTGGGCTTCGTCGCATATCACAAGGTCGAACGATGCTTCCTGTGCCTTGGTGATCTTGTGCAGTGATTCGTAATTGATGATGTCAAGTGTGAAAGGATAGTTCGCATCCTCATAGTCCCGCTCGATGCTGCCCATTGCCTTTAATCTTGTACAGAAAAGCACATTGGTTGCCCCAACATTGTACGCAATCTGCAGGGCCGTCAAGGTCTTGCCTGTCCGCACCTCCATGGCAAGGTACAGGATGCCATGCCGGCGCAGGATGTCAACCCCTCGCCTGGCAATGTCAATCTGATACGGCCGCAGTTCAACCGGCATGGTCGGTCTTTTTCTCGGTTTCCTCCATCCATTCGCAGAAAGTCATTTTACTATCAGATTCCCTGTATTGTTCATAAAAATCACGGAAAGAATACCATAGCCTGTTTCCGTCTTGCATCTTTGTGAACATATTTGCAGGAAGGCCGTGACTATACTCAAGCCAATCGTATACCATCTGAATGTCGCGCAATAATGTCATTTTCCCCCTTAAATCTGATTTAAAATGATATTCCATAATGAACTTAAGAATACCCATTGCATTGGAATGCACCACTGTGGTTTTGTTCATGTGGGCATACCGCGTGTCAGATAGCGCAGTCCGCAGATCCCCTGCGTCGTTGACGAGTTTGGTGATTATGTCGCTCATTGGTGTGTGTTTTATTATTTATCCATGATACTTTCCACGTAGTCAACCCATGCCATGTCCGGATGCGTTTCTGCATATAAATCGTACAATTTGTAAAATTCACGATAAAAGGCAAACGCATCTTGATGCTTGAAATACGTCATAATTCGTTCTCGCGGAATATATCTCATGTAAGTCTCAAACTCATAACATCGAATACGAGATGTATTTGATTGGTATCCCCAAAGAATAATCTCCACCCTCGTTTTTTCCTTGTTAGCCCATACAAGTCGCATTTGCGTATCATCAAGCAACTGCTGCGTGATAGATGGATATTGTCCCATTTCTAGAATTTTTGATGTGCAAGTTTATATGTCGCTTGCCTCGGCCGGCTGCCCTGGTTCTGTGCTGTCCACAGGGCCTTAGTATGCACGAATAGGTTAAGGTCATTCACGGTGTCATCCTTGCGCAACAGCTGCCATCCTTCGCCCTGTACGTCTCCTACCTTTCCGTTTGTCTTGGTCTTTGCGTTCAGCCACAGGATGGCCACCTGATCGACAAAAATGCCCGCCTCCTCAAGCAGTCGGCGATAGGCCGCCAATTGAAGCCAATAGGTGGGGTAGATAGCATTGGACGTCTTGATGTCCATCAGGATGGTCGCACCCTGCATGGTGATCACCCGGTCCACGGTCCCTGCCCATCCCAATTCCGGGTTGACAAAGTTTTGTTCGGATATGTTGATGAGGGGATGAAACCGATGAATGAAATCGACATACCTCTCGAACATGGACCATTCAGATACCTTGTAGGCCAAATGCCCGTCCTCAGTCAGTAGGGACACCTCGGCCCCCGCGTCGTAGGCCTCAGTCATCTCGTGCACCGTCGTACCCCTGCGCCCTGCTTCGTCGCGGATGGTGTCGGCATCCTGACCGACCGACTTGAGCCACATGTAGTACCCTGCATCCTTAGGATAGGCATCAAGGATGGTGGTCACGGACGGCACGAACTGACCGTCCTCGGTCCAGTAAAACCTTCCGTCAAGGAAGGTCAGTTGCTTTGTGTTGGTGTTGATGATGTAGTTACTCATGGTGTGTGTTTTTGCAGTTTAGAAAGTAGGTTCATCATCCCCGTCCTCGGTGGCGTCCGCTGCACCGATGGTGGCAGACTTGGCAAGTTTGGTCTTGACATGCTGCATCAGATAGGTTTCAAGGTAGTCCATCATATCGGAGTCATCCCACTGCTCGATGCCCTTTACCTTGATCTTCCGCAATTGTGGAACGTCACCGGGGTTGTCCTTTGTCCATTTCCACCGGATGGCCTGATTGTCCTGTATCAGCACCAGGGAGGCCCTTTTCTTGTCTCCCACGGTCTGCATCTTGGGCATGATTGTAATGCGCTTGGTCACGTCAGCGTTGGGTATGGATTTCAGGAAGGATGTTGCATTGCCACCGCTGTACTTGAACTGCAGGACGTAGGTATTGCTGCCGTCCGTCATGACTACGTTCCAAAACTTGCCGAAATCGTTTTCCCTGGTGGTTATGTCCGTAATCAGGCCGGTGGCATAGTCGTACAGTTCCTCATGCACAACCTTGCCTTCCTTGGTCGTACGCTGCCGGCTGTTGGCAGTGGGTTCCTTAACCCTGCGGACAATCTTGCCGTCTGCCACGGCCAGGTAAATGATGCTGTCTTTGTTTCCGAGCATGTGTTTAGTTTTTACTGATTGGTTTAGAATAGATGATGTCTTTGATATTGCGGTGTTTATAATCAAGATGATGCCTCAGTTCCATGACATGGGCGCAGATCGTCCATTCAGGTACAAGACCCGCCCACCTGTCGTAAAAGGCGTCGATTAGCTTGGCGGCGTCCCTTTTTGTACAGCTGTCCATTAGATTCTTGGTGACGGCAAAATCGCTGTTGAATTGTTCGGCTAGGATGTCATCATTAGAGCCCATCCGTGAATAAATGCCTAGCACTCCGAACAAGACCGCAAGCAGGGCAAAGGTTGTAATGGCAATAATCGTTTCCATTGCGTTGTGTTATTTAGTTAAATAAATTTTTTAATTTTTTTTCAACTACAACAATAGTATCATAATGATGTCCTCCATGCGGGACTAATAAAATTTCTACAATTTCAAATCCTCTTTTTTTGCCAAAACCGTTGGAATTCCAACCAAAACTTATCGCATACCCATCACCATGAATTTTTTCTGATATGATATCTTTCACTTTGCCAAAACTTGCATCTAAATTCCAATCATCAGGATAATTAGAACCTATATTATCATAGCATTCTTTTATTTGTGAAAGATTGTATGGTGGATCAAATAAAACACCTGAATAAGTACCTTTTAACTGTTCTGCAAATTCATGTGCGTATAAATGAAATTTTGTAGGTCGTGCAGGATTTAAATCATTTGTTATTTCAGCAGGACTATTTTCACCTGCAAAAGGGTCTATCCATCCATTACCATTACCAACATATTTGCATAACAAATTTTTTATTGGCTGTATTTGAAATGTCCATTTATTAGGCATTGCCCATATTCTTTTTATTTCCATAGTTTATGTTTTATCAGTTAAACCATGAATCTGCCGTGCATGCGAAGATCATCAGCAGCACGATGGCTATGGCATGCGCGTCTGACCGCGTCATCCATCTGTCGGTGAATGGGATTCTGAACATCGGTTTCATTCGTAATCGTTTAAGGTTGATGTAATATGGTTGTAGAAACTTTGACGCTGCATGTAGAAGGCCGTCATGACCTTGAACAGATGGTCGCTTGCCTTGCCTGTGCGGAAGGCCAGATATACACTTTCCACTGATACGCCTGCCTGAGTGGCGATGTCTTTGGCGTCTCCCCACTTGCGAATAGATTTCCAATTGTCGATGATGTCACGTTCGATCTGCATTCTGTTTTTTTTATCGGACCATATAGATGCTGACAAACTTTGCATTGTCATGCCTGGCAATGAACCTGGCCTTTTCGATGGCTTCTTTCCTGTTTTTAGCTGCAATCCAAATCGTTTCAAAGCTGTTCTGATTGAATGAGCTATTGCGCATTTCTAATGTTGCTACATACTTTTTCATGGCGTGTTGATTTATTTAGTTTGTTTGTAAAAGGTAGCGCGTATCCCGTCGCGCCCCGGTGATCATTACTTGGTGTGGTCGTACTCACGAACCAACATGTCATCAAATTGCAAGTACCAACCCCACCGGATGCGCTCCGTATCCGCGATGGACACTTTGCAAAACTTGGGGTAAGATGCTGCATCGGCAGCTATCTGATGTGCCACATTTTTGGCCTCATCAAGCTTATCCGTCTCAAGCATGTCCTTGGAAACACCATAGGACGTAGCAAGGAATACACGATAGCGAGCCTTAGAGGCCTCATCTACCTGAAAAAAACCGAAGACAAAGGAATTGACCTGCAGCTGTTGCATGGCGTCAAGGTTTTGGGTTAAGGGGTTCATTGTGTTGTTTGTTTCTTTTGTTGTTTGTTACACAAAGATACCACCTTTTACCAATTCACCAAATGTTTTTACCACTTTTTTGTAACTTTTTTTAAGTCATTGATTTACAATAAAATGCCCCCCGGTAAAAACCGGAGGGCGGCAAAAAACACACACCAAATGAACAACCCTACATGCGCCGAACTATTTTGAAAGTGATGGCACCGACTATGATTGCAGCCAGGGCGAATACCGCCCACATATATGACTTTGCACGCTTGCGCTCCCTGTCGTACCTATCCTGAAGGACAATGTTTTGATCCCGCAGGTGAGTGTACTCAGCGCAGTCGGATACCTTGCGGATGATAGTATCACGAACGTATGCCGTGGTCAGGTATTCCCGCCAGTTCACTTTCGTGATGTACACCGTGTCATTCAGCCGGACCGTGTCAACGTAAATGTTTTCGTTCACGATGGTGTCGGTGTGGTATATCGTGTCCCCAGGAAGGTACATCGTGTCCACCCGTGGCGGGTTGCGGCGCAGGTACTCCGAGACGGCCGCATCAAGTCGCTGCTGCCGTTTCATGGCGCGTTTGATGGGATCGCAGCCTGACAACATCAGGACGCATAGCAAAGCCCAATAGACCCGCATCACTCGGATTTGGCAATCTGTCCCTGGCTATTCGTGAACAGGTTTTTCAGCAGGTAGGAAATGATCGCAGCCCCTGCCATTTTACCTATTGTCATCCACTCGGCACCTGTGGGTAGGTGACCGGCCTCAAGGATAGTCTGAAGGGACCCAAGTACTGCAACAAGGGCAGCAATGATTACTCCTTTGATAAAGTCTTGCCCGTTAAGTTTCAAAAATTCACTCATGATATATGGTTTTATGGTCTGTCTGCTTTGTCTTTCAGATCCAATGCAAGTTGATGGACTGCCTTTAGTATTTCATCCAACTTTGCATTCATGGCCTTGTCAGTCATCTCAAGAGCCTGCACCCTTACATCCAATTCCTTCATCTTGGTTTCCATCCTAACGTAAATGCCAACAAGGCCGCCCAACATCCCAAGGCCCCACATGATGACTGACATCTCCATTATCCTATCTTGTTAACTGTTAAAATGACGGACGGTATTGCAGGTCTTGTCGGTGTTGATTGCGCGGTAACATAATTCAAAAACACACCTGCGTCCGCACTGGTCCAACAGATTTCATAGTAGTCCCCGGCCGCGGCATTGACAAAGAAATTCCAAGAGGCAACATGCTTGCCATTGTTGCCAATTAATGTAGTTTGGGTATTGCTATTGGCTATATTATTGCCATTCTTTGCAAACCATATATCCACGACATCATCCCCGCTGTCGGTCTTGTCAAGTTGCGCAGAAAATTGCAGGTTATAGATACCTGCATTGGCTATGGTTATGCGACTGCTTGACACTATGCTGACACCATACGACAGGTCGGTGTTGTTGAATGTCATCTTGTTTACCTGGTTGGCTCCTGCACTCGTCTGGTCAACCGTGGAATAAAATGCCCCATAGTATCGCAGTTCACCCACCATGACATTCACCGAACTGTCGGTGACTGATACATTTACGTCACTCATAGTGTTATGTCCTCCATGACCACAAATGGCCCTTTGACGTAGGTTGTAACCACCCCACTGGTGAATGTTGCCTGCAGGTCGTAAAAGTAAGTGCAGCCTTCCTCGATGTTGACAACTTTGGAAACTGTGACTACATTGTTATTTGCACCGCCAACCGTCAGGCCATCCCCCTCGGTAAAGGTTAGCTTTATGTCACCGTCAGGCTTTGTGCGCACTTGCATCTTCATGGTTGCGTTGGCCAGGCTGATAGGCAAATTGCTGCCGTCCGTGATCGTGAACGTCAGTTGCAAGGTGTCGTTCCGGTAGGCCTTGATGGTATAGTTACCCGGTGTCATAGTTTGTCCATGTATATCGTCACATCATGCGGTGCGACCTGATTGCCACCAAAATAGGGCCCAAGGTGATAGCCGTACCTGGACCCCGGCACGGGAACTGTGTAGGCTATGCCCCGTCCAATTACCTGCAAGTTATGTGATTTCTCGGATGGCATTATGACGTAGGTGTGGCGCATTCCTATCTTGACACTGCCCAGGTATTTGCTATATCGTGCGCCATCCATGTACCAATATGCATGGATGTTTATGTTGTCACCTGAAAGATAATTCCATCCAAACCTCACGGATTGGTAGCTATGGTGCGGCCAGTAACCGATGCCGAACAGCTTGTTTATATCACCCTGATCTTCTTTTCCAATGTCATATCTGCAAGTGTGCGTGAACATGATGTCATACCGGATGACCTGCATTGTTGTAATCAATGCAGGCCACCGGAATGGCGCATGTGTACCTTGGCTGATGGTCATTGCTGTACTACTGTGCCCGTTGCCGCCCGTGCTGCCTGTGCTGCGAGTGCCTGCTGCCTGCGGGTTATCCGAAGCTGCTGAATCACCCAAGCGTTAGCACGGTCTGCATGGTTGTTCTGCGTGATGTACTGGCGATAGTCTGCACCCGTCATCTTCAAGAAGCCCATCGCCAAGGTCTGCCCGGTGCTGTCCATCAGCGTGTACTTGAAGTTGGCAAAGGTGGCAAGGTCATCTTCGACGCAATCCACGTCGATGCTGTTAGCATCAACCGATGCGCCATTCGCCCACACCTTGAACTTCTGCACCGGGATGGGCTTCTTCGTGCTGTCCTGCTGTGCCTGTGCTGTGCCGATAATGGCAGCGAGAATAAATACTACCTTTTTCATTTTTTATCCGTGGTTTGATTTTGTGACGTTACCTGTTGCGCAATCTTTGCCCTAATGCTCTCCGATGTTTTCGCGGGCAGTTCTCCGAGCGCATCGAATACGACCTGTGTCTCTTGCGCTGTCAGGGTGAGCGTGTATGTCTTTTGTTGCTGCGATGGCTTCTCCGTCCATGCGACGATGCCGAGGCAGGCCATGAAGGCGAAAATGACAAATGCAAACGTGTACATTTTTTTCATGGTGTATGTGTTTAGTCGTTTGTTGTTTTCGCATGCAGATAGTACACCGTTCCATCAATTTCAACCCGTATCGTGCGGTTCGGTGACGTTGGCGATACCGTTGCGGCTTCGCCCAATCTCCACGGCTTTGCGCTTCCGCTTGTCGGTGCGCCTGTGGTTAGTGTTGTCGTGTTGTATATAGCTCCTGTTACTTGTAGCTTGTAGTCCCCGGCATCGGTGTTAGAACTATTCAATATTATTTCACCAGAATTACTAATAAACATCCTATCAAGATTGAATGTTTGTAGGGAAATAGTTGCATCAGGCCCCTCTGGTGAATTGATTGTTAGCTTATTAGCGTAATCAGTTAATGATCGACCCCAAGTAATTACATTGTAATTATTGTAACGAAATTTCAAATAATTATAGTTACCGCCACCCTTTCCTAAATCTACATCAAACGATTGGTTTACATCTCCGCTACTGCCATTTAATGTAAAATTTGTATTTGATGTTAATGTTAAATTTACATTTCCTCTAACATCAAATTTAGCTGAAGGTGATGTGGTTCCAATACCTACATTGCCACTTGAAACAGCGAAAGCAGCACCTGTCGTATTGTATATCGACCCCGCTACCTGAAGAGCGTAGGCGCCTGCGTCGGTGGTGGTTCCGATATAAGTTTCGCCGCTGCTTGTCGAAAGATAAGTAGAAGTGGTATTCCGTAAGGTACCTGTAACATCTAATTTATATGATGGGTATGCTTGCCCTATTCCAACATTTCCGCCACGTAAATTCAAGACAATATCATACGCAATTGCAAGGCCATCTGTACGTCCTGCCTGAATCCAGCCATATCCATCAGGCGATACGCCAAATAATGATCCATAAGACCCTGTCGTTAATTGTAAATTTCCCCCAGCTGTCCCTAATGTGGGCGGGTCTCCCGCTGATGTGGATACTGTTAATTTGCCTCCTGTCGTTGCTGTGCCAATACCAACATTTCCACTGGTTGCCGCAAGAATAGCACCAGTAGTGCTATATATTGTTCCCGCTACCTGTAGCGGGTATGCGCCTGCATCATTTTCTGTTGCTATATAAACCTCACCGCTTGTTTCTGCTAAAACAGCGCCCGTCTTGCTATATATTGACCCATGTACTTGTAAAGTATATGCCCCTGAATCTGCGGTGCTACCAATTAAAAATTCCCCTCCTGAATTAAAACGCGCCCATTCAACATTGTTAGGCCCATTTGAAAACCTTAATCCATTACCTGTTCCTAAAATTCTAAGTTGATACCCAGTGCCGTCTCCATTGTCTCCGACGAAACCAGAATTGGCGGTAATTTGTCGAGCTCTTATGTCTCCAGTATTTGTAAGATCTAATCTAAAATTAGCATCTGGGGTATTTGTTCCAATACCAACATTTGTTCCATTGTCAAATATCTGCGAATTCCCAAACGTCCGCGTGCCTGTGAACTTCGGCAGATAGTTCGTCGTGCCGCTGCCGCGCGTGTATGGCGAGAGCATGGACGAGGTATCCGATATTGATAGCTCGATTGAAGCAATGCTGTCGATTTGTTTTTTTACCCGTGCTCGCGTTGCCATTGCAGCC